CCTACTGTTGTTGGAGTTATTGTTACTACTTCTACTTCTGTTACCAGGCAGATTACCAATACAGATGTAGACGCTGTTATTGTTACTTTAACTTGGCCTCAAATACAGATTTTAGAAGATGACGGTGATATTAGAGGAGATACTGTCGAATACAAAATACAGGTTCAACACGATTCTGGTGGTTTTGTCGACAAGATAAGTACTTCAGTTAGTGGAAGAACTGCCGATGCTTATGCCAGGGATCATAGAATCGAATTAACAAGTGGTTTTACAACTGTAGATGTCAGAGTAGTTCGTGTAACAGCAGATAGCACAGACGCAAATAGAGTTAACGCTTTTCAATTTACCAGCCTTCAAGAAGTCGTAGATAACAATTCTACCTATGCTAATAGTGCGTATGTAGCTCTTCGTTTAGATAGTAAACAGTTCAATCGTATCCCCACAAGAAAATATCGAATAAGAGGAGTAAAAGTAAGAATCCCAGGAGCAGGAGCATCTAGTTCTGGTACTCCTACTGTAGACATTGCAACTGGCAGAATAATTTATCCAGATGGTTACATATTTAATGGAGTTATGGGTGCTGCTGTTTACACAAATTGCCCTGCGATGTGTTTACTGGATCTTCTTACAAATACTCGTTATGGGCTAGGGGATCATATTACTGATAGCAGTTTAGATTTATTTAGTTTTGTAGCTGCTAGTAAATATGCAAATGAAGAGGTAGACGATGGAACGGGGTCAGGTGCAAAAGAAGCAAGATTTAGTTGTAATGTAAATATTCAAAGTCCCAAAGAAGCGTTTGCAGCAATAAATGATTTAGCAGGTGTGATGAGATGTATGCCGATATGGTCTGCTGGAAGTGTAACCATAGCTCAAGATAAACCACTAACAGCTAGTTATCTTTTCAATTTAGCCAATGTAGGAGAGGGTGGATTCAGTTACTCAGGAAGTAGCTTAAAAACTAGACACAGTGTTGTTTCAGTTAGCTACTTCAATATGGATTCAAAAGAAGTGGATTTTGAGGTCGTAGAAGATAGCACTGCCATAAGTAAGCTAGGCACAATTATTAAGCAAGTGAAAGCATTTGCATGTACCTCACGCAACCAGGCTGCAAGATTGGGTCGTGCAATACTTTTTGCTGAACAAAATGAATCTGAGGTGGTTACATTTAGTGCTTCAATAGATGGAGGAATTGTTGTAAGACCTGGTTCCGTTATTGAAATAAACGATCCAGTAAGAGCAGGAGCTAGAAGAGGAGGTAGAGTAGTTTCGGCCACGACAACTGCAATAACTATTGATGCGGTAAGTGACACAAGTTTACCAGCATTAGCAGATAGTCCTACATTAAGTGTGATATTACCTGATGGCACAGTAGAATCAAAAACAATTACAGGTATAAGCGGTGCTGTTTTAACCCTAGAATCTGCTCTTAGTTCTGCACCTAATGTTAATGCACCTTATTTATTATCTAGTACATCTCTGCAAACTCAGCTATTTAGAGTAATTCAAGTTGAAGAACAAGACGATATTAAATATGTAATTACAGCCTTATCTTATGTAGAGGGAAAATATGCGTTTATAGAAGATGGAACTGCGTTACCTGCAAGAACCATATCTGTATTAAACGCACCAGCTGCTCCTCCAAGTAACTTAACAGTTACAGAGCAAACTGTTGTTATAAATAATATTGCTAGAAGTAAGCTAATTATTGATTGGCAACCAGTTGAAGGTGTTACTCAATATCTTGTAAATTACAAAGTGGAAAACGGAAACTATGTATCACAAGTTGTTTTTAGTAGTGATTTTGAAATTTTAGATACAGTTAAAGCAACTTATACTATTCAAGTTTTTTCATATAATGCAGCTTTAAGTCTTTCTCCAAACTCAACTGACACTCAATTTACTGCTTTAGGTAAAACAGGTATTCCAGAAAATGTGTCAGGTTTAACAATAGAACCAATTAATGAACAGTTTGTAAGATTAAGATTTACACAGTCTGTTTCTATTGACGTTTTACACGGAGGTCGGGTTTATGTGAGGCATACCAATCAAACTGGTGGATCTGCCTCGTTCCAGGCTGCTCAAGATATTATTGAAGCTGTAGCTGGTAATGCCACAGAAGTCATAGCTCCTGCTTTAGCTGGAACATATTTGCTTAAATTTCAAGACGATGGCGGTAGATTTAGTGCTACGGCAGCTAGTGTAAATCTTTCGCTTGTTGATATTCTTGATTCTATTACTGTAAAAACTGATAGAGAAGATACTGACGGAACTCCTTATAACGGAACAAAATCTAATGTTGTATTTGATTCAACTCTTGGTGGATTAAAACTTACAGATCCATCAGCAAATGCAAGCGGTACTTATGATTTTGTCGATACCCTTGATCTTGGCGGTACTTTTTCATTAACTTTAAAACGTCATTTTCAAGGAGTTGGTTTTTATGTAGGAGATCAGTTCGATAATAGAACAGAGAACATAGATACTTGGCAAGATTTTGATGGAAGCATAGCTAATGAAGTCAATGCAAAAATAGCTGTACGCACCACAACTGATAATCCCTCCAGTTCTCCTACATATTCGGATTTTAATGACTTTGCTAATGGAACATTCAAGGGCAGAGGATTTCAATTCAGAATTACCCTGGAAACATCTGATGTTGCTCAGAATATGAATTTACAACAAGCAGGATATACAGCAACTATGCCATCAAGAACTGAACAATCTTCTGTTATAGCATCTGGAGCAGGAGCAAAAGCTGTTACGTTTACAGCACCATTTTTTGTTGGAACGTCTGGATTAGGCAATCTTAATAGTTTCTTACCCTCTGTTAATATTTCTCCACAGAATATGGCATCAGGAGATTATTTTGAACTTAGTAGTATATCTGGAACTGGCTTTGGTAAAGGAGGTTAACATGGAGAAAAATAGTTATTAGCTATGGCTGACGTTACAAACTATACAATCGAAAATGCCTCGGGAGCCAACGTAAGAACTGATCTTAATAATGTTTTTGCTGCGATCCAATCAAGTAATTCAAAATCATCTGACTTAGCTACAAGTCAATGTGTAGCTGGTATGCCTTTTTTGAATACCACTACAAATATTTTAAAAATAAGAAATTCAAGTAATGGTGGTTTTACAGAAATAGGAAACATAGACACAGCAAATTTAGGATTATTACCTGTAGCTGGTGGAACTATGACAGGTCAGCTTTTGATTGATGACTCTAATAGTGCTTCATCTCCTGCTTTGTCTTTTGATACAGATACAGATTTAGGTTTATTTAGAAAATCTGCGAATATTATGGGATTTAGTTCTTCGGGAACTGAACAAATGATATTTGATGCGAATGGAATAACTTTAAATGATGAAAACGAAGTGAGATTTAGCGAAGCAAGTTCAAATGGAACTAATTATATAACTATAAAAGCACCAGCTTCAGTTACTTCAAATCGAACCATAACTTTACCTGATTCAGATGGGACAATAGCGTTAGCCAGTTCAAACACTATAACAATAGGAAGTACAAGTGTAGCCTTGGGAGGAACGCAAACAAGTTTTGCGGGTTTAGGCCAGTTAACACCAGCGACTAATAATGCTCATGATTTAGGTTCTACGAGTTTGAGGTGGAGAGATATTTTTACTGCTGACCTTGATCTGTCAAACGAAGGCGGTAAAAATGATATTGACGGAACTTGGGGTTCCTATAAAATTCAAGAAGGTGAGGAAAATCTTTATTTAATTAACAGAAGAAATGGTAAAAAATACAAATTTAATCTTACAGAGGTAGACTAAAGATATGGCAATTATTCCAGGAAAAAAGAATTTTACAGTTGATAGGAGAGCAGATTTTCCTATTAGATTAACATTTAAAGATTCCAGTGGGTCGGCTATAGATTTAACTGGATATACTGTGGCTGCACAAGTTTATGATGAGTCAAGATCCACTAAATACGCAGATTGGACAGTTGCTTATACGAACAGATCAGGAGGAATTGTTGATATCTCTCTTTCTGATACTGACACTGCAACTTTTTCTCCAAGTATTTTATTTTATGACGTATTACTAACAGAACCAGGTGGTAGCAAAAACTATTATTTAGAAGGTAAACTATTTATAAGTGAGGGTTACACAGCATGAGCAATCCAAATCAAGTAGTTGTCTCACAAGTCTCAGACGTAACAACAGTTGAACTAACAACACAAGGTCCACAAGGGCCGGCTTTTGCTACAAGCGGAACTACTTTAGATGATTCCAATAAAGTAGATGGTGCAATAGTGTTTTTCGACTCATCTAGTGGTACATTTAAAGCAGATTCAACTACTACAAAACTTACACTCGTTGATGGAGGG